GCACACTTTTGCTAAACCGTAACAAAAACCAAGGTAGGAAATAAAAAACTATGGCTAAACGAGGGCGTAAATCATCCGCATCATTATCGGTTATATCTGGTAATGGCATAGAGGTTGTTGCGCGTCCCGACCCGCCTGCGGAATTGACAGCTGAACAATCTGCGGAGTGGAAAGCGATTGTAAACCGGATGCCTGCGGATTGGTTCACTCGGGAAAACTTTGGATTGCTTGCGCAGTATTGCCGGCACCTTGTGACATCCCGGCGGGTTGCTCAGTTGGTTGAGAGTGAAGAAAACAGTGATGAGTTTTCCATTATGAATTATGATATGTTGCTGAGGATGCAAAGCCGGGAGAGTTCCACTTTGACCAGCTTGGCTACCAAGATGAGGCTGAGCCAACAGGCGAAATATACGACACAGCGGGCCGGGACGAAAAGCAAGGACGCGGGGACAGGCAAGAAACCGTGGGAAAAATAACACGCGGCGCGGCGGTAATTTCTTGGATTGAGGAATTTTGCAGGATACCGGAAGGGGCAGACGCGGGGAAGCCGGTTAAATTAAGACCGTGGCAGAAACGGGTTACACGTAAGATTTACGACAACCCACACGGGACGCGGCGGGCGATAAATTCATTTGGGCGAAAAAATGGGAAAGCCCTAAGCCTAGACACGCCATTGCCAACGCCGGAAGGATGGCGCACGATAGGCGATATTGCGCCGGGGGATGTGGTATATGGTTCAGATGGTAATCCATGTAATGTATTACTCGTGTCTAGAGTATTTACAGATAAAAAATGCTATAGGGTTGGTTTTTCTGATGGTTCGTATATTACGGCATCAGCAGATCATTTATGGGAAACTAGGCACAGGTATAGACCGTGGGCAAAAGTAAGGGTTAACGGTTCAGGTAATGGAGGGCGTCCCCGGATTGATGTTGTAACTACAGATCAAATATTTGGTTCTGTATTTGTCAATCGACAGGATGGGGTCAAAGAACATAACCATAAGATAGAAAATGCCAAGCCTATTATCAGCGATGATATTGATTTACCAATAAGCCCTTATGTGCTTGGCGTTTGGTTGGGTGATGGTGCATCTGCGAGTGCTAGGATTACAGTAGGTGAACAAGATAAGAAATTTCTTACAGATGAGGTTTCCAGAGAACTCGGGCAGACTGTTAATGTTAGAAACTATGCAGACCGGGCTTCAACCATATATATGTCGGGCGGAAAAGGTGCCGACAAGGTACAAACACGGTTAAGAAAATTAGGTATTCTTGGCGACAAGGCTATTCCAGAATATTATTTTAATTCAGGCACAAAACAGAGATGGTCATTATTGCAGGGATTAATGGATACTGATGGGACGGTATCTAAGTGTGGCGGAATAACTACGGCCCGGTGTAATTTTGTTGGGAAGAATGAACGACTTGTCACGGGGGTTTGGCGTTTGGCGCGCAGTCTTGGGTTAAAGGCCAAGGTCAGGGAATACAGATCAAAGTTAAAGGGAAAGGATTGTGGGCCTGTTTGGGCTTGTGATTTTCCGGCATCTAAAGAAAATATTATATTTAGGCTTGAAAGAAAGCAAAAATTATTACCAGATAGATTGGGGAAGCGAAGCGGCACAATAACAATCACATCATGTAAGCTAGTGGATACTGTTGAAACCAAATGCTTAATGGTCGATTCTGATAATAGTTTATTTTTGGCGGGCCATGGATGTATTCCAACACACAACACTGCGTATTCTGCTTTTCTGCTTTTATGCCATTTGATGGGTCCAGAGGCCCGTATGAACTCGCAGTTATATAGTGCGGCGCAGTCAAGGGATCAGGCGGCTATCCTATTTAGCTTGGCAGCAAAGATTGTGCGGATGTCACAAGGCTTATCTGATTATGTGATGATCCGGGAAAGCGCGAAAGAGTTATTTTGCCCTGAACTAGGAACGCTTTACAAGGCCCTGAGTGCAGAAGCGTCAACGGCGTATGGTTTAAGCCCGGTCTTTATTGTCCATGATGAGCTTGGACAGGTGAAGGGTCCGAGGTCTCCCCTTTATGAGGCTTTGGAAACGGCGGTCGGTGCGCAGGCTGAGCCACTATCTATTGTGATTTCAACGCAGGCCCCGACAGATGGGGATTTGCTGAGCATCTTGATAGATGATGCCAAGGCCAATAATGACCCGCGTGTGGTTTTGAGTTTATATACGGCTGATCCTGACCTTGACCCATTTTCGGTAAAGGCGATTAAGCAGGCTAACCCGGCTTACGGTGATTTTTTGAACGCCAAGGAAGTTCGTGCGATGGCAGAAGATGCACGCCGGATGCCTGCGCGTGAGCCACAGTTCAGAAACTTGATATTGAATCAGCGTGTAGAAATGAACGCGCCGTTTATATCAAGGTCTTTGTGGACGGGGTGCCAAGGCGATGTATTGGAAAGTTTTGCGGGTTATCCGGTTTATGCTGGTTTGGATTTGTCCGAGGTCAGCGATTTAACGGCTTTGGTGCTGGCGGCTTTGGTTGACGGGAAATGGCAAGTTAAGCCTGTTTTCTGGTTGCCTGCCGATGGTCTGGTTGAGAAGTCAAGAGCGGATCGGGTGCCGTATGACCAATGGGCCAAGTCTGGCGACCTTCAAACGGTACCTGGCAAGTCTATTGAATATGGTTATATCGCGGATTACATGCGTGGGATTTTTGATAATTTGGATATTCGGGCGGTTGCTTTTGACCGTTGGAACTTTCGACATTTTAAGCGGTCACTGATAGACGCGGGTTTTTCTGAAAGTGAGCTGGAGAATAAATTTACAGAATTTGGGCAGGGTTTTCAGTCCATGTCCCCGGCCTTGCGTGATACGGAAAGCATGATTTTACAAGATAAGCTTGTACACGGCGGCAATCCGGTTTTGACGATGTGCGCGGCCAATGCTGTTGTGCAGTCTGACCCTTCGGGGAATAGGAAATTGACGAAGCAAAAATCGAGTGGCCGGATTGATGGGATGGTTTCCCTTGTCATGGCGTTGGCTATGGCCGCAACGCATGAAGAAGAACCGGAAATATTTAACCCTTGGGATGACCCTGATTTTAAAATGAGTGAATACGTATGAGCTGGAACCCTTTTAGAAAAAAAGAAGAACGGAATTTTGAGCGAACTGGCGTTTCTGTATCCGCGTCTAATTTTTTCGCACAGATGGGATGGGTTCAGGGAACCGATGTAGTTGTTAATACAGGAACAGCATTGGGTGTCCCGGCAGTTTGGGCGGCGGTCAATTTTATTTCGGGGACTATAGCGGGTTTACCTTTACAGCTTTTCAAGCGCGGCAAAGATGGTCGAGTTAAGCAGTCAAATAATCTATCTGATATTTTGAACTATGCCGTTAATGATGAAATGTCATCTTTTGAATGGCTGAAATATTCATACGAACAGACGTTAACTGGCGGGCGGAGTTTCACATTTATTGAACGTAACCGGGCAAATAGGGTTATGAATTTCTGGCCGCTGGTTCCGCATAATATGACTATCAAAATGGTGTCGGGGAAAAAGACCTATCACTATACGGAAAGCAGCAAAACAAAAATATATCAAGCCCGCGAGATTATAGATATTCCCTTCATGCTGAAAGATGACTTGATTTCGCATAGGTCCCCGATAATGACAAATAAGGATGTTATCGGAAAGGCCATAGCCGTTACAAAATACGGATCAAAAATATTTGATAATGGCGGGGTTCCGCCGTTCGCCTTGGTTGGCGGCTTCAAAACGGGTGAACAGGTCGAGCGTGCAAGTAAGGACTTGCAAGATTCGATAAAGAAAGTGTCAAAAAACAATAGATCAGCCCTGCCGTTACCCGCCGGGATGGAATTAAAACCACTTGGCATTGACCCCGACAAGATGCAGTTGACCGATACATCAAGATTTATGATTGAGGAAGTGGCGCGGATTTATTCTATCCCGCCAGCGTTTCTACAGGACTTAACACACGGGACGTTTTCCAACACCGAACAGCAGGATTTGCAATTCACCAAGCATACTATCAAGCGGTGGGTTGAGCAGGCCGAGGCTGAAATAAATCTTAAATTATTTGGCCGCAAACGGACGTTTTACGTGGAGTTCAATCTTGATGGATTGTTACGCGGTGATTTAAAAACCCGCTTTGAGGCATACGCGGCAGGCATACAAAATGCATTCATGTTGCCGGACGAAGCGCGGGAGTTTGAAAACTTTAAGGCGATAGGCGGCAAGGCCGGAGAATTATTAGTTCAAGGGGCGACCGTTCCGCTTGAGTCACAAACAGGAGATAACCAGAATGGCGGTTAAATACGAAATCAGGACAGCCCCGGCTGACATCCGCATGGATGATACGGGCGTAAAGGTAGAGGGTTATGCGGCTGTTTTCGGCCAAGAGGCTAATATAGGTGGGTATTTCCGCGAGGTCATAGAAGCGGGGGCGTTTAAGGATGCATTGGGCCGTGATGATGTTATATTTAACGTGAACCACGATGGCTTGCCTTTGGCCCGTACATCTTCGGGGACTTTGACCCTGAAAGAAGATGATCGCGGGCTTCACATGTCCACCAATTTGGATGCCACGGACCCGGATGTTCAGCAGATTATTCCGAAAATGAAGCGCGGTGATATGAGCGAAATGTCATTCGCATTTCGGGCAGTCAAAGAACAATGGGATGAAAGCGGAGATATTCCACTTCGCACAATTATGGAAGCTGAATTGTTTGATGTGTCCATAGTTAATAACCCCGCCTATGACGGGACAGAAATAGGGCTTCGGTCCCTAGATAAATTTCGTAAGGAAACGAAAGAAAAGAATTTCAATGCGGCGGCTAAACGGCTCCGCATGAAACTTGACCTTGGCCTTCGCGCTAAGAGAACGGCAGACTAAAACACCTGCTTATTTAATTACAAGCCTCCCAATTCCCGGGGGCTTTTTTTATGCCAAAAATCATAGGAGATTATCATGGCTAAA